CCCACAGTATGCCCTCCACTTTAAAGAGGATGGAACGCTTGAAATCCTGAAGCCTAAAGACAAATACTTTACCCTACAAGAACTACAAGGAGCCGTAGGTGGTTACATAGAACTTTACCCTTGTCGATATGAAAATAAGCTGATCGTCTGCGATGAAGAAGGATTAATCAAACGTCGACCAGTCAATACTCTCTTTTCCAATCTCACATCTATCAAGCTTGTCGGCGATGTGCTACTCTGCCCGGTCGGAATCTTCGAGGCAACCGATGAAGAAGAAACTTAATTCATGCGTCTACGATGAATACGAAAGACTTAAAAGTCTTTTTGCTTTGGAAACACTGGACGAAAGCAAGAAAACACTCATTGATGAACTTCTTCAGCAAATGGCGTTCATGAAGATGGAACTCGAAATCGTCCAAGAGCAGATAGAAAGTTATGGATCCGTGCAAGTCACCAAGAGTGGAAAACAACGGCAAAGTGAAGCCGCTAAATTCTATACAAAACTCGTCGCTTCATATTCTTCAACTCTCAAAACAATCAATGCAATCCTTGGTAAAACCAGTGGTGGAGAAGATGACGATCTCGATAAATTCTTGAAGGGTATTTCATGAACTTCTTACTCGAATACTATCGCGAAATAAAAGAAGGAAGAATCCCGGTTGGACAAGAACTTAAAGCGACACTCGATAAACTCGTAAAAGACCTTGATGATCCTCGATACATCTTTGATGAAAAAGCCGGGAACATTCGAATCCAGTTTATCGAAACCTTCTGCAAACACACTAAGTCGCCATTTAATGGCGAACCTTTTATTCTTGAGTTATGGGAAAAAGCTATTCTTCAAACTGCCTATGGCTTTAAAGAAAAAGCGACGGGATTACGTAGATTCAATGAAGTGGTGTTACTCGTCGCTAGAAAGAATGGAAAAACCACATTCATTGCCGGTATCGATTTAGCGGAATTCTTCCTCTCAAAAGGTGGAGTGGACATCGTCTGCGCCAGTAACACGAACGATCAAGCCTCTATCCTCTATGAAGAAATCAATAATATGCGTGAGGGTAGCAAAGCACTTCGGAGTGAAAAGCGTTCGAAGAAGAATATCTTTTACATCTATTCACCCAAGACGAAAAACAAGATCAAGAAACTATCAGCCCAAAGTCGGAATAAGGACGGCTATAACATCGAAGTTGGATGTATCGATGAAGTCCACGAGATGACGGATTCGAAAGTCTATGATGCAATCAAGCAGAGCCAATCCACAAAGAAGGAACCGCTCATCTTCATCATTACGACCGAAGGGACAGTCACTGAAGGATTCCTTGATAAGAAGCTGGCCTATTGCCGAAAGATGATTAAAGGCGAGATAAGTGATGAAAAGCTCCTTCCTTGGTTCTATACCCAGGACTCGCAAGAAGAAATATATTTGGATAAAAGAACATGGCAAAAATCCAATCCATCTCTAGGCAAAGTTAAGCTTGAATCCTACCTTGATGACATCATGAACAAAGCAAGAAACGACCTCTCGACCAGGGTTACGATGCTCTGTAAAGACTTCAACATCAAGCAGAGCGATAGTGGAAGTTGGCTAACCTATAATGACTTAAATAATGAAGAGCGGTTTAATATAACAAGCTTAAAGAATTCCTATGCAATCGGCGCCGTCGACTTATCAAACACCACAGACCTAACCGCCGCCTTATTACTAGTAATAAAAGACGAAAAGAAATATATCGTTCCCCATTTTTTCATGCCTAGTGATGTGCTAAAAAAACGGATGGAAGAAGATTCGGTTCCCTATGATATCTATCTGAAGAACGGGCTTTTAACACTTACTGAAGGTAGTCAAAACGACTTCTCGTTAGTGACGAAGTGGTTTCTTAAGATGGTGCAGGTTCATAATATCCGTCCTCTCTGGGTTGGATACGATCCATGGAACGCCCTTTATTGGGTCAAAGAAATGGAAGAAATGGGTTTTACGATGGAGAAAGTTCGCCAAGGTGTTTATTCATTAAGTGAACCAATGAAACAACTTGAAGCAGATCTAAAAAACAAGCTGGTTATCTATGACAACAACCCGCTACTAAAGTGGAACCTTGCCAACACTCAAGCAAAGATTGATATCAATGGAAATATCCAACCAAGTAAGCTCGGAAGCAAGTTCAAGCGCATTGATGGAGCAGTGGCTTTAATCATTGCCTATGCTGTCCTCAATCGTTACAAAATCGAATATGAAGGGATGATAAAGTAATGGGGCTATTTAAACGTAAGAAAAAAGAAAGCGTGACTGGAATTCTTCCGCTCAACATCGAAGCGGTCTTTTCTAGCTTTGGCACCAACATTCTCAATAGCGACACCGTGCGAATTGCCATTGACCGGATAGCGAGTCATGCATCAAAGCTTAAGCCAAGGCACATCAAAAAAGAAAAAGATACCCTTGTCGAAAGCGATAGTGATATCAATTTTCTTCTCAAAAATGCACCCAATCATATCATGAACCCAACGACTTTCCTTTATCGAGTGGTTTCATTATTATTCATCAATAACAACTGCTTTATTTATCCCTTAACGAGCATAGATGGAAATCTTGAAGGGCTATTTCCCCTACGTCCTAGGACGGTGGAAGCAAGTAAGGATGAGACAGGCGAGTTATTTCTCAAATTCTTCTTTGATAGTGGCGAAGAATACACGCTTCCATACGAAAATGTCATCCATTTGCGTAGGTTTTACTGCGAAAATGACGTATTCGGCGGTAATGGGGCACTAAGCGATCATGCAACACTGATTAAGACAGTATCAATTAACGACTCGATTTTAGTGGGAATCGATAATGCCATCAAATCATCCTTGCAGATTAAAGGTCTATTGAAGATGAATGCGATGCTTTCCCAGGAAGATAAGGACAAACAAAAAGCCATCTTTGATACCGCCCTTCGTAGTTCGATCAAAGATAATAACTCCGCCATCATCCCAGTGGATCTTAAAGCTGACTATGTTCCATTAAACAGCGATCCCAAACTCGTTGATGCAGCCACTTTAGAATTTCTAAACGAAAAAGTCCTCTCATACTTCGGCATTAGTAAGCCGATTTATCTCAACAAATACACAGAAGAAGAATTCAATGCTTTCTACGAAGGAACCATTGAACAACTTTCCATTCAATTAAGCGAAGAATTCTCTAGAGTGTTACTCACCAAAGAAGAACGAAAAAAAGGTGAGCAAATCATCTTTTATAGCGAAAGACTTCAATATGCGTCATGGAATACCAAAGTAAACGCAATAGAAAAACTCATGGGTCTCGGACTCATGAGCCTCAATGAAGCGCGTTCCTTGCTTGGTCTAGAACCAGTAGAGGGTGGCGATAAGAGATTACAAAGTCTCAACTTCGTAGATCAGACGAAAGCGAATCTCTATCAAGTAGGTGAAGATAAAGAATAAAAAAAGTCTCACACGTGATTATGCGAGACTTTTGCGACTAAAGTATAATAGTGAATACTAATTTATTATAGGATTCTTTAATAACTTTATAAGTCGAAATGGCTTGTACATTCAAGAGTTCGTTTAGTAATGAAGTTTTTTCATTTAGCACTTTTAAAACTACGTCAAACTTTGAATATGCAAAGCAAGCATCAAGGATGTCATCAAAGAATGAAAATTCATTCTTGTATGGCATATACTTTCTTTCGGAAGTCGCCAGTTCAAAAAGATTTCTCGCTTCTTTACTAACGTTTTGAAGTTTTTCTGATTCGGTCATATTTTTTCACCCCTTTCTATATTTCAGTAGATTATCGATGAATCTACGGATCACTTAATTTAGCTGTAACTTTTTGCGAAAGAATGTGCAGCGTTATTTGTGTTTATAAATAAACATACAATTTATTTTTCGTAATATCGCATTTTTTGAAAATTTATTTTTAGAAGTCTTCAGTTTGACCATTAAAAGCGAAAGCCACCTTATATACAATCAACCTTGTATAGAGGTGGTATTTTTAATGAACAAAGAAATCCGTTTATCCAATTTACGATTTAATGAACTTGATAACGAGATGGTGCTAGAAGGCTATGCCATCGTTTTTGATACGGAAACACTCATTGGGGATGAAACAAGAGGATTCCTCGAAACCATTGATCGCAATGCTTTAACAACCGCCAATATGAAGGATGTCCCTCTTAAATATAATCATCAAGATAACTTCTTAGTTATCGCTAGAACAAGAAATAATTCCTTAACTTTGACCGTCGACGAAAAAGGTTTAAAAGTGACCGCTCGTCTTCTTGATACCAATTCGAACCGCGACATCTATCAGATGGTGAAGGCAAACCTTCTCGACAAGATGAGTTTTGCGTTTACGGTCAAAGACCAGGTTTGGGATCGTAGTGGAACCATCCCTAAACGAAGAATTACGGCAATTGAAAGACTCTATGATGTTTCGATTGTCGATACACCAGCCTATGAAGACACATCAATCTATGCCCGAAGTCTAGAAACCATGGATATGGATCTAGCGGCCTTGGATAAGGAAATCGAACAAAGAACGATGAATCTATATCGAAAAAGAATTCACATCAAAATCGGAGGAAAATATGAATTTAGCACAAAGAATGAAAGAAATTGAAGCCCGCTTCGCCGAGATTAGAAAAGTCAGTGAAACGGCAAGTCTTGAGGAACTTGAAAAACTTGAAAAAGAAGTTGATACCCTTAACGAAGAGAGGGCGATGACAGCCAAGAAACTCGAGATGATGAGAAAATTTGAACCAATTCAAATCACTGAAACCAAGAGTTCAAATAGAGAAGTCCTCGAAAAACGTGGTCTTGATTTAAAAGAAAAGCGGACAATCACGGTTTCAACAGAAGAAATTTTGCTACCCGCTCATGTTTCGACGACCCTCTCACCTATCCCCTTCCCGGTTGTCTCACGACTCGCCGACGGACTTAATGTCATTAACTTAAGCGGTGGCGAAAGCTATCGTAAGCCGTATGTCAAAGACTACGGCATCGCCGGACTTACGACTGAAGGACAAACCTATCAAGGTACCAGCGAACCAGTGGTCGACTATGTTGACATCAATCGCGCTAAGATCACCGTCTTAACCGAGATCACCGAAGAACTTGAAAAACTTCCAGCCATCAACTACCAAGCTGAAGTCTTAAAGAACATCAACGTGTCGATTAAGAAGAAGCTGATTCAGCAAATCATTAACGGAAATGGTGGAGCAAACCAATTCACAGGTATCTTTTCAAGCGATGCCAAATGTCTTGAAGACAGCGCGCCACTTGAATTATCAGACATCGATGCTGACACCCTTACCAAAATCATCTTTAATTATGGTGGCGATGAAGAAGTTGAAGGAAAAGCTTGTTTGATTCTAAACATCGGCGATCTTTATAAGTTCGCTACTCTTCGTCATCCAGACGGAAGAAAAGTTTATGAAGTGGATACAACCCTCCACACCATCGACAATGTCCCCTATATCATCTCCAGTCAATGCCCAGCTTTAACCGATAGTGGAACGGCAGCGGACACCTTATGTCTTGCCTATGGTTCACTCAACAACTACGAGTTAGCCATCTTCTCGGGTCTTGATATCCAAAAGAGCACTGAGAACCGCTTTAAAGAAGGCATCATTGTCTATCGTGCCTCACTTTTCGCCGGCGGAAACGTCACTGCTTATAAAGGCTTCTTACGCGTTAAGAAGGTTGCGGCTCCAACCGCTGAATAGAGGTATTCATGATGAGTGCGAGCGAAAACCTATTACCTTTGGTAAAGAAAACACTATTGATTCCCGAGGTGGAAACATTTGCTGACCTCGAAATCACCGCACTCATCAATAGCGCACTCGCCCTAGTGAAATCCACTGGGGTGAGTGAATCCGCTCTTGAAAGTAAGGAAGTGTTAACAATCGTCATCATCTATGTCAAGACTTTCTTCGGGTTCCAAAACGATGGAAGCGTCAAGGAACTACCGGAAGCATTCTATTTCCTTCTGAAACAAGTTTCATTGACCAAGGGGGCATAGTTATGCCCTTTCCTAACAGTCCAAACATTATCATTTCCCTACTTAAAGTAACTAAAGAGCGAGAGAAATATCAAATTGTCAATCTTAGAAAAGCAATCGGTATCGCTCGGAGTCTGACTCGGGAAGAGTGGAAAGCCTCCGTGGAAACGAAGGTCAACATTGATTACAAGGTCTCAATCAATGCCTTTCTTTACCAAAACGAGAAGTTCGTCATGATCGGTGAACATTTCTACAAAATCGAGCGAACCTTTGTCGGAGGTCAGTTCGTAGAACTCTACCTAAGCGAAACCCGTCTTACCAAAGAAGACTT